AGGCGAGCAATGAGCGGGATGTTGATCTGTTCGCCGCCATTCTTGAGGTCATTGATGACCCGGATGATGGCAGTCATTTCAGTCCCGATGTAGGGACTGAAGAGGTTCTGACGAATGTATTCCCGTGTCACTTCCTTTCGGAAGACGATGAGTTTGTTGTTTACTGCAACAGTGGTAAGAGCCATGTCCCAACTCCTTTGGGGTCATGGCTGATCGCAATCTTTATCGGCAGTCGGAAAGCATCAGCCTTCTAGCGACGTGTCCCAAAGTCGAAGATGCTCCGCTCGGAACCGTCTTGCATTTCTGGGTCTGCGTTGCGCTGGACATTCGAGCCCGTGGCGCTGTTAAGGGATGGTAGACGCTGTGCTGGCCTGATTTCATGGCGTGGTTGCATTCGCCCGTTGCCGTTCTGCGGAGCGCGCGATTGCTGCCGCTGTTCGACCCGAGGGGCGAGTTGTTCGTAAACCTGAGCGCGATACTCTTCACCACCGTTGCGATCCCACCAATCGAACATCGCTTTGGACGGGTCGGGCGCGGTGTAGATGCCCTGCACCAACGATTGGTTCCGCGGATCGCGAGGATCAAGCCTCGTCAGAGCATTGTACGCCGCCTGGAACTCGAAGGCGCGTTCGCCTTGGGCCGCCGCGGACAGGTTCTGATCCACCCGCTGCATTTCCCGTTGCTGCTGCACTTGCTGGAACGCAGCAAAACGCTCTTCGATTCTAGATGACGCCCTGCGCTCGGCCTGCTCGAGAACCCATTGCTCATACTTATCGGGTTCCGCGAACATGTCGGGCTTGGGCGGTGGCGGCGCCTCCGCTTGACGCGGCGGTGGTGCATTGACACGAGCAGAGAGTTCAGCGACCCGACCGTTGTATTCGGCAATCTGGCGTTCCAACGCTTGCACGCGCTGTTCGGCCTCGGTCGCCCGTTGACGTTCTTGTCGCAGTCTGGACGGAGGAACTGCCGGCTCGCGGTCTCGGGACTGGCCACGCTGATCGCGCGGTTGCTCCTCGCCCTCTTCGCCCTCATCCTCGCCCGCGGCCTCTTCGGTTCCGGCTTCTTCGCCTTCCTCGTCTTCGGCCGCCTCTTTGTCCTCGCCCTCGGCTTCCTCTTCAGCCTCGTCGTCGCCCTCCGCTTCGACTTCGCCTTCAAGGCCATCGCCCATATCCTCGAGCGATGTGTCGCCGTCATTGTCCAACTCATCGTCGCCCATCGCGTCGTTGAAGATTTCATCCTCAGTCGCCGCGACGGCCGCGTTGAGCGTGGACTGGTATTCGCGCTCCGATGCTTCCGCCTTATCAGCGGATGCTTGCTTTGTTGCCATGTAACCCAACCTCTCACTGCTCCCGGTATCGTCGGGACTACGACTGCCCCGTATCGTGAGGCGAACGACGCCCGTTAATGCCGGCGGCGCATTGCTCGATATCGCTCGGAGCCAGCGGGCGAGATGTAGGGAGGTCTCGCAACCTCACGCCGCTTTCGTGCGGCGCCAACGAATCATTCCTGACGACGCAATGAGGATGGCAAATTTGCCTCTTCCTCGGGCCCCAATTTCCTATTCTCGTCCAAATAGGCCATCTCGATATAGTTCTCACGGGTTACCGGGATGCCGTAGCGCTTCATCAGAGCCAGCACCGGGTCGGAACCATGACGGGTTGCGGATGCCCCCTGCGAGGTCGTGGATGGCTTCCCGGGTGTCATTGAGGTTCGCCCTTCCGTCGCGATATTGCCTCCAGATGGCATCTATCTTAGCATTGTTGGCTGCACTCTTAAAGGTGTCAGGAAACATCCCACGGATGGCTTCCCATGTGATCGACTGCATCTGTCTCGGCAGCAGCCCACGTTCTGCCGCGGCCCTGCGGTAGGCCTCGGCATAGAGCGGATAAGTACCTTGGATGCCGGTATTAGCCGAGCCGCCCGCGGATGGAAGTCCGGCGCCGGGATAATTCGCAAAATTATGAGCAACCTCAAGCGAATCTCCTGATAACGGGCGTAGTAATCCCGCCGCGACGGCATGAGTGTCGATGGTTACATCACCGCGGGGCGAATTCGGATCGAGTAGATTGTTGTAAAAATTACGCACTTTGTGCTTCTCGCCCATCAACTTGCTAACCCCCTCGGGGTCGTTCTGGATGGACCGGATAGCCTTGCTTATTTCAGTCAGCGACCCCCACCCTGCCTTGGACTCGCTGCCTGGCAGCCCTGCCTTTACCTGTTTGCCGGTTGGTTGATTGGTCATCATCTCGCCGAACCCGCCCTCAGGCGTTACCAATGGGTAGGACGGCGAATTGTGTGCCTGATCGTGCAGGCGCACCCATAAAGCCTTCAGACCAGCCTTTTCTGCGCCAGTTGCATCCATCTTGTCGATGTCGCCGAGGCTACGTCCCTTGATGTCGTTGAACATTCCTTGGTATTTTGGCTTGTTCAAAGACGGGAGAGAACGGAACGTTTTAACCATCTCAGGCGTCATCGTAGCTCCTTGGTACCAATTCTCGCCGCTGCCCTTGAGAGTATGCAAGACACGATTGGCGAGCGAGACATTTTGATACCAGTCCTTCTGCGGCGACAATGCCGCAAGCGCGCCGGCCGCAGCTGAGTCGCTGACGTCATATTTCTTGGCCCAGTCTTTTACGATCTTATTGCCTCCCTCGTACCAGAGTTGGCTGCGCGCCGCTACCTCAGACGGCACCTGATCATGAAGCCACAGCAGGTTGTCCTTGACATGATCGATGAACGCCTCCGATACAGTATCCGCGTCCTTCTTGATGATCTTCTTGGGCAAATTTGGGTAGTTCCGAACCAGATCGACGTTCTTGTCGTGAAGTTCCGGCGTCGCCCGCAATGAGTCCATGTCGACAATGCGTGGCGCTCCAGGCTCGCCGACGGCGATCTCGTTCTTTCCGGTCGGCAATCGGGTGTCGATCCAGTCTGGATGCGCCTCAGCCGCCGCTTCAGCCTTACGCGACGCAGGACGTGCCATCGCCCTCCCGCCGGCCATCCCCAGAGCTCCGCGCTCCGCCGCTAGCATGCCGCCGCCGGGCACCAGCGCAGCCATGTCACCCAGACGCCCCATGCCCTCAGGGCTATTGGGGTCGACATCGCCCTTGTATACATCTCGTGGTAGTGTCAGACCGCTGCGGATGGTATCCGCTATCCGGCCAGGCCATGTCGCAATGCGGTTGAGAACCGGAGCAAAACGGGATTGCCGCTCCGGCTGGTGCGTCATCGACGCCGCCAGTTCAGCGTCCGGCGATGCGGCGGACTGTTGCTGTGCAAGGCCCAGCCAATTGTTGATAGGCCTCGCAAAATTGGGCGTCGGAAAGTCAAACCGATCATCGGGCACGTCATGTCACCTACCAATGATAGGCCGTGATCCGGTGCGGAGCCGTCGCCGCAATCCAACTGACCGACGTCGTCAACGGGCCAGGGCAAGCGATGGCCTGACCGGCCGGTATCGGAATGGATGTACCACCAGACGCAGCAACAGCCGCCACGCCCGTGAAGTCCACCCATATCTCCTCCGAAGCACCGATGTTCTGATCGGCCGCAGTTGATGGGTTGATGATGGCGCATGACCGCGTGACCTCGCCGCGGGCAAATAACGGCTGAGCTGTCGCGTTTACCCCCAAGATCGCCGGCGTGCCCGACACCCCAGACGGGACCGGAGTGACGGGAACCTGCGCCAGAGCCGCGGCAACCCATGCCAGAAGAACAAAGGCAACCGCTATCCCGGATCGTCTCATCATCATATTCTGGCCTCCGATTGCTTCGGCTTGCTCTTGATCGCCTGCCGCCGTGCGGCGTGCTCGGCCTGCCGCGTTTCATGCTGCGCCGCTAATTCACGCATCTTGTAGGCGTGATCAGCCGCGGCCTGCGCCATTTCCATCCTGATCTGCTCGCGCTCGGCCTGCGCCTTCTCGCGCTGTAGCTGGGCGTCCTGCTGCCGGGCAAGCGCGTCCTGCTGCGCATTGGTGATCTCGGCCTGGGCCGCCATGTGGGCAACCGCAGTTTCGGCTTGGCTCTTCTGTTGGGCCGCCTGGGCGTCAATCTGCGCCTTCTGGATGTCGATTTGGCCCTTCTGCTGGGCCGTCTGCGCCTGCACCATAGCAGCCTGCATCTTCGGATCGGGCTTCTGCTGCTGCGAAGCCGCCGCCAACTTCTGCTCGATATTCTTCTTGAATGTGCTCGGCAACGGCATGAATTCCAGCTTGATCTGCCACGGAATGGTCGGATCGTCCTTGATCGAATTGTACGTGTCCTGCATTAAGTTTTCAACGTCCGGTCCCTCGTCCATCGTAATCTCGACGTTGAGATTGCCGATGAAATTGATAAGGGTCGGCTGTCCCCACTCATCAAGAATGGGCTGTCCCCATTCATCCCGGTCAATGCCATTGATCTGTAGAAATTGCGCAAAGTTCTGGTTGTCGCTAATTCTGAGATATCGTTCCTTAGTCCATGTCCGCTGCGTAATGTTCCAGATCGCCTTGTAAACCCTAATCTTCCAGGCCCGATAGTTGCGCAGAAACGTCCCCAGCTCGGCAATGCCGGCCTTCTGCAGCAGATTGATCGCCACCCCCGAGTGCGTATCGACCTCCTGGCCCATCAATGCCGGATTGATGTTCACGAAGCTGTCGATCTCCTGCCGGGCGTCCTGCATCAGCGCAAGCTGCTGCGCCAGATCAGCCGCAGTGTCGTCAGGCTTCGGAGGATCAAACCCCATATTGAACTCGACATAGCCGTCAGGCCGCGCGTACTCCCGGCGCGCCGTCTCGACGCTGTCGACCGCGCCCTTCTGCGCAATCAACCGCGTCACGTTCGACATGAACAACGCCTTCGAACGTCGCTGGTTGAGCTCGTCCTGCGGGCCCTTCAAATTACGTACAAACCCGTATCTATCGCCGTCATGGTCGACCGCGGCCGAGAACATGATGAACCGCGACATCGGCTTGTTGCGTTCGTCCAGGAACGGCGACACGCCCTGCGCCAGCAGGATCATTGAGCAATAGAACGCCCAGTACCACTTGCCCTTATGCCGATACCAATGTTCGACGAGCCGCAGCCGCTTTTCATTGACGTATATCCACTTGAACTCGATATCCGCATGCGTCGTCAGGTCAAAGCCCGTCTCAACCATGAGCGTGCGGAGCTCTTCCTCACGATCCGGGAAAAGCTCAATCGCGGCCTCAACATCAAGCCACTTCGCCAGCCCATGATAACGGCAATCCGAAAAATCCGGCTTACGGGAACGAGGATCGTAAAACCAGTCATCCCCGTAGACGAAATCCATGCCCACGTCCGGGTCTTCATGGTCGCCCTCAATCAGCTTCAGCTCGACGCCGCCGATGCCCTCAATCCCCGCTTGGCCGGCGCAGTACGGATCGAGGAACTGCCACTCATTGCCCTCAAGAACCGAGCGCACCGCCTGCGTCGCAATCTCGGCCCCGTCCGCATTCCTCGGATTCTTCGGATACGCCTTCGGGTCCTGCCGAAGCCGCTGCACCATACCAACGATGCTGTCGATCTTGCGATTGATCCGGTTGAACGTGATAATAGGCTGGCGGCGCTTGCGGAGGATTTCTATTTCCTCGGGTGACCATTGAGCTCCGTGATAGAGGTGACGTGAATTTTTTTGTTCTTCGTACTCAGGAGTCTTCGCGGTTAAGTAGTCGAGATATTGCTGACGCAACCTAGAGACGGGCCAGAAGCCCTCTTCTGAACTGCTGAAGTCGTAATCGTCGTAGGACTCAGTCGTCCATGTCCTTCCTAATGTGCCGTCCGCTGAACTGACCTGGGGCATCTATCGCCTCACACAATAAGGCTGCGACTTCATCGTGCCCCTTGGCGCCTTTGGCGCAATTACACGATGGACACAATAATTGGATATTAGATGGCCAATTCGAACCACCCCGAGCCAATGCAACAATATGGTCTGCGTGATATTTTGCACCCAATTCCTTACGGCAATAAATACAGCAGCCATGTTGGCGCTGAAATATCTCTTGAAGATCAGATGCAGTGTATCGTCCTTCAGCATTTCTGACCCTTGCTCGACGCCGAGCCCTGCTTGCGCGTAAGAAATCTGGATTGTTGATCCGCCATTTCTCAAGCGATTCTAAATGTAAATCGGGATTGGCGTCTTTCCATTTCTCTCTGGATTCCCGCAATTTCTCTTTATTGAGTTCAGACCATTTTTTACGCGTCTCTTGGTGGCGTTCTTTGTTTCTCTCAATCCATTCCTTAGTCCATTTTAGCTTTTTCTCAGGATGCTTCTCTCGAAAGCGTCGATCAGCCTCTCGTGCCTTCTCTGGATTGTCCCGTCGCCACTCTCGCTTCTTCGATCTTGCCTTCTCAGGATCTGCCTCATGTCGCCGTTGGGCACCTGCATTGACTTTGTCTCGGTTTTCCAAATGCCATCGATTGACATTCTCTCGCTGGCAAACAATGCATGGACCACAAACCCAGCGCTCTGCTATGTGCCCTCTTTTGCACGGCTTCCCTGTGAAGTACCGCTTGAGCCCGAGCCGCTTGGCTTGTGCCCGTGTGACAATATGTCTATCTTCCGCCTCAGTCATGTCGGGTGCTCGTTCCACTCGATGTGGTCAGGGGCGATGGGGGCGCCGCATGCAACCCCGTCGCCCCGTTGTTTTATCCTGCTTCGCCCTGCCGGGCAATTGGCGTTTTTACGAGACGGCCATCCTTATCTCTGACCCATCCGTCAAGCTCCAATGCCATTCTTACACAATGGTCTCCTTTGCAAAGGTTGACCATGGTGCATCTTCCATACGGACATTTTATCATGCATTGATCCTCAGATACGCAGGCGTCCCCACGATCTCCTGGCGGCGCTCGCGCCATATCTCAAGCACTGGGCGCAAGTCCTCTGGCCTGTCGTAGCCTTCCGCGATCATCTTCAGCACAATCACGGCGCCGTACTCGTGGACGAGGGCGCGGAAGCCGGGCCGCAAATCGTCGAGCGGCTGCATGACCTTGATGGAATCGACGTTCATTTTCGACGCTCGTGAAGAATGACTGTTTTAAGCATCGCCAACGCCTCGGAAGTCACTTCATCACGAAAGCTTGGCAAATAAATCCACGCCTTATCTAGAGCGCTTCTCGCGTAATCGGCAATGCGGCGCGCCATGCCGGCAAGATCGTCATCATTCAAAGTCAGATCACGTTCGCTCATTGCCGCCCCGATGCCACTTCGACAAAGAAAGCCTGCACCTCGTGCATCATCGCATCAATGCGGTTGATGTCTTCCGGCGTCGCCGTGTCGGGATGATCCTCGTCCAATACATCCGAGTAGACAAGGCTATCGAGCGACGTCTTGGCGCCGGCGTAGAAGAACCGCTTGAACGTCTTCACAAGATCAGGATGCGTCTCTGGCGGGACGTTCTGCTCGAGCAAATTGCGCCATGCGGCGTCGATCACATTAGATACCGTGATAGTCTTGGCTTTGTGCGCTGTCATTATGCATTCCCCGTCGTCTGGATGAACCCGAACCGCAGCCCGGTGCGCAGTATGATCGACCTGAACGACACCTCGTGCATCTCGCCAAGCTGGAACGCAAGTGTGCAGCCCGACGTAGTGCGCATGAAATGGCGACCAACAGGGCTCCATAATCCCAACAGTTTCACTGCGTTTATTGTTTCGCGTTCTCTGTGGTTCATGGATACGCCAACACGGCAGCCAAGCCGCCGGCCTTGTGCTCTCCCTTTCCGCCCAGCGCCTTCACGGCGCTCGCCAGCCGCCCCTGCGGGATGGAGATATCCTCAAGCGATCCAGTGTGCTCGCCCTTCTTGTTGAACTCCGCCATCTTGCATGAGCCATCGGAAGCATTCTCCGTCCCAGCCCATGCCTTCATCAGACGCTCGCCGCGGTGGTGAGTCACGACGGCGATCTTGCCGGGATATTTCTCTAGCACATGCAGCAATTCGGAGAAAAACCGCAGGCGAAATGTGTTGAAACTCTCACCCTCGGGCAATGCCTTGTCGGGCTTATGCTCCGCATATTCGCACAGCACAGGGATAGCCTTCGAGGTCACCACACCGGACCAAGTGCCTACATTCCACGGACGAAATCCCTTCGTCACAAGAGCCACCTTCATCCCGAGCTCCTTGGCGATGATCTCAGCCGTGTCATGCGCCCGCTTGAGATCCGAGGTCACAATCACGTCGGGCTTGCGATGCGCCATCTTCTCGGCGATGCGGTACGCTTCCTTGCGGCCGTCATCAGACAGCGGAACGTCCTTCCAGCCGCGGATGCGGTCAACTGACACGTCATCGTTGTTGAGGCTGGTCGCCCCGTGGCGGATGAGTTGGATCGTCCGAGTGTTGTAGGGCATATCAACCCACATAGTCCTTCGCGATCCGATCAACCTTCGGACGAGGCTTCGTCAGCGGCTTGTCGTCACGGTCAGCTTTCCCAGCTTTCCCGACCAGTCCCTCATAGTCGTCCATATCGAGGATTTCGCTCGCCCGCATCGCGCGCTCGGCGACGTCGTGCAGAGGCAAGTCTGACTTCGCGTCCTCGCGAGCATATTCCAGCAGGCGAATGAACAGCGGCACAGTCATGCGGATGCAGTTCTTCATGCCGATTTTCTCCAATCCTTGACAGTAGTCACGAAAGAAGAAAACACTCTCATCTTAACTCCTGAAGAAGAAACAAAATAAACAACCGATTCACCACTGTCGGGAATGCAGTAAATCTCAAGATCAGCTAAATCATCAGAATGGCCATTATTTTTCATCCAATCAGAAACATCCCTTGCCAACTGCTCAGCATCCTCTGTCTCACATCCAGAGTGTAAGCCGCCCGGAGCCGCAATTACACTCAAACAGACAATCGCCGAACCCTTCTGCCAGTCCTTCACCAAGGCAAAGACCGCTTGCCGCAATTCATCATCGTAAATCGGACTGGTGGCAATGATGCCGCGCTCGCTCATGCCGCCTTCCTCGCCTTCTTCCTGGGCTTCTTGTTGTTGAACGCCTCACGGCACACACTCGAACAATACAGCGCATTGAGCGTGCGACGCGGATCGATGGAGTGGCCACAGTTCTTGCATTTGCGATCATTGGCCATGGATCACCGCCAACGGCATGTGAAGATCGCCGTAGCGACGATGCCCATCAGCCTCAGGCCGCCTCTTTCGGGTCCGTCGTCCATCGCGATTCCTGGCTCTGCCGCTCAGCCCACTCGTTTACCGCCATCACGATCTCGTCAGCGTCGCCATCGCCCAGACCGGAGTGCGTCAACACAATAGCACGCCGCAAGCCCGACTGATAGACGATGCCAACTTGCTCCCGGCCGTCCTCGTGCTGGATGCGGTAGAAGTTAACCGCGGCGCTCGGCGGCAGGCGTGCATTGATAGCGCGGGCGAGGCCGAGAAGGTTGGCGTCGGGAGGGAGCGTCTTGGGCTTCATCGCGAGAATTCACGTTTGATCGATTTCCATGCCTCAACATAGAAAGCGGGGCAGCACCAAAAGAACCATTTGCCAAGCCACTCGCCATGGCGGCGACCAATCGCTTCCCAATCGCGCTTTGGCATCAGAGCACCTTGAAGTTCGAAGACGGTATCTCTTCACCCGGAGGCCGATAGGCGTCCTTCACAGGCTCGGGCGCAAGCTTGGTCTTGAGCCATGGGCGGGACAAGCAGGCGTAGCGGGCATCATCTGCGCATTGGGCAGCGATCATCCCGTTAGCCATCTCAAAGTTGCCCGTGTCTGGAACCGTAAAACAGTAAACATCAGCGCGACTTGTTTCGTTCACGCCAGAACAGATCGGTCCTAGTGCGAGCGCTGTTGATGCCACTGCAGCGGTAGGAGCAACGCTTCTGTTTGCTATATTTATTGGTAACGAAGCTTTCTCCGCATTCAGCACAAATGCGCTTCTCATCATCCACTCCAGATGCTCTGCGCCATCGCGACTTGCAGGCATTCGAGCAAAATCTATTGCTGTCCCCTGGTCGTCCATTAAATGTTGCGTTGCAGGCTTCGCATATTTTTTGCTCTTTAACGTGGATAGCGGCGGCGCAATGCTTCTCATAATGCTCGCGATGCCAAGCAATTCCTTCCGGAGATCCGTGCCACTCACGAGCAGCCTCGCGAGCGCACTCGATATAGATACGCCCTCTAGCGCCAGTTTCGGCCCCATGCTCGCCGGATTGATGAGCGTTCGAAGACATGCAGTCAAGATTTGCAATTGCATTGTTGTGGCGGTTACGATCTTTGTGATGGACATGCCACCCCTTCGGGATTGCGCCATTGTTGGCAATCCAAACAAGGCGATGAAGGAGGCCGCCCGGTCCTCGATAGTAGCGGCCTCCACAGAAATAATATCTCTTGCCGTCAAATTCTTGGGCTGTGTTTGTGATAACGACAGGATCGCTGATCCCAGAAGATTGCTCGCCGCCATCCACCCCCTCGCCGTCAGAAATTGATGGTCTGATGTACATCGTATCTCTGCCCCATCGCTGAAATTCAGGCGCACCATCTCTTGATCGTGCTTAATGAGCCTGACTGATCGGAACCGGTGCCATTCGCCATCATGAGATCGCACAAGACCGGTTTTCCCCATCAGTTCAGCGAAAGAATACAGCCCTTCCGAAGTCCTGACAAGCGTATCGCTACTAAAGCAGTGATCCTCGGCCGACTTTTCAATATCTTCGGGCTGTGCCGGGTCATGCTGCAGTGCGGGAATGGTGCGGATCGAATTCAAGCACGTAGAAAACCAGAAGATCGTCGGATGCGGATCGTCCGCCGTTCCCGTCCCGATCATCCTCTGCCTCACAATGTCCCAGCCGCTCATCGGCCCGCTGCCATGCCCAGCGATCTTCGTCACCCTGGCATTATCCGCCTTGCGAAACGCCGGCAGCTTGGCCTTGACGAGCTTCGTATTAATCCGCTCCGCAATCGACGGTCCACCATCCTCCTTGAACGTGCTCGGGTCCAGGACCGCGTACGCAAGTCGTGGATCGTCCTTCTCGCGTTCGATAATCCGATCTGCTACCTGCTCTGCCGTCAGCTTTAGGCCCTTTCCTGGGCCGCTGGCGATGTAGTCCTCGCGGTAGCGGACGAGGGCACCGCGGGGGAGCAGTCGGGTTCCCAGTACGTTATGGCCGGGCGCCAATTTTTCATCGCCTCGTCGAATTCCTCCTCCGTCAGTGAGCACTTCATCAATGGCAATTCCACCGTCGCCGTCAAACAATTTGTAATCGTCCTGGACGACGGCCCACCAGCCAACGCTTCCGGGACTAGCCGAGCCCCAGTCAGCGCTGCGAAAGCGCACCCAATCCTTTGGAACAGCGAACGGCGCGATAACGTGCTTGCGGTGCTGCCAACAGTCAAAGAAGGCGCCCTCGACGACATCCCAGTCTCCCCATCGCATGGCGGCAACGAGCGTCGCCGAGCCAAGGCCTTCCAAACGCGCCTCATATTCTGGATCATCGTGAACCCCTATCTCGTTGTCCTCGAGCCGAGCCGGGATGAGCTGCCGCAGCATCCCGCCCTCGGACGCCGGCATCAACCTGATCTTCAGCGGCTGATCACCTTCAATAAACGTCCGCTTGACCCATAGGTGGCCGATGTTGCCAGGATTAGCCCCGCATAGAATCCGCGGGAACCGGCCCTCATACTGCTTCGGCAAAGTAATTCCGACCATGCGCACACGATTTCTCAAGAAACGGTACATAGATTCAGTCCAATGTGTAAGTTCATCGATTAATAAAACGTGCGCTTCTACTCCTTGGTATTTGTATATATCTGTCTCGTGCTCACAATGACACAGATAAACCTTGCTTCCATTCCAGAACCGTATTTCGTTCTCAACAATCCTGCATATTCCAGTAGATGTCCACGGCGCCAGCAGCGCCCTAAACCCCTTAGGACCTTCCATATGATTTTTAACGAGATCATCACGGATGCGGCGGAACAAATAAACCTGTAATCCAGCTATTTCACTGCACCACAGAATCGCAGCCACGCGCATAAGATGGCTCTTGCCACCAAAGGCTGCACCGCCGAATAATACCTCTGTAGCGGGAGTATCAAACGCCACCCACTGCTTCGGCTGTAGGTGCAGATCAAGCGCGATGTCGCCTGATAGCGGGATGCCAGAGTGCGCGTTCATGGCGCGTCATCCACAGCATCCATGCGCTGGGCTAATTTCTCACCATTTCCTTTTGGATGCTTTATGCGGTGCTCCCGCTGCCAACCAATTTCTCACCATTTCCTTTTGGATGCTTTTCAGGCGGTCAAATTCCTCCGTCGTCCAATCCGACCAAAAGGCTTTTTCCTCATCTGACATCGCGTTGCTCATGGCTCTGAGGACGAGCGCCGTCGCGCGGTCGACGTTGAACATGAGTTGTGTCAACGTCTTGGGTTGCTCGGCGCCGTTGGGAAGTGATGCGCTATTTTTCTGTCCAGCAGTAGCCCATTTCTTTACCACTGCTTTGCCATACATCGCTTCAGCCTTCGCCTTCCGCGGCCCGCGCTTCTGACCCTTAGGCCAGCCGCGGCGCTTCTTGGTCGGCTCGACAGCCACATCCGGCTCGTAGTCTTGGCTGAATTCGTTCATGTGATATCCGTTCCTCATGCCGTAGCGGCATCCACATCCCGGTCGCGATCAAGCCCAGTGCTCGACGCAGCTCGCCCGGAGATATTGCCGCGCTTACGCATCATATTAGCGCGTTTATTTGCGACCGCAATAGCCACCCCTTCATCTGCACCGCTTCTTAATATAGCATTGGCCTGTTCCGCAGCCTTCGCCGCGCCGGCTCCCGACAATTTCTTGTTGTGCTTGGCGGCAAAACTCTTCCCAGACCATGGCATTTGACCATCTCCACCTGCGCCGTTCGACTGCCGCAACGGCGATGCCGCAAAGCCTGACATCCGAGGGCGCTCCCGCTCGGCACGGCCGCGATAGACGACCGTGCGGTTGTTGGACGAAGGGGCGGTGTCAGCCATCAGGCCGCAGGCGCCGGCTCCACGCGGCCAGCCGTTACGATGCTGTCGAGTTCCTTGAGAATGTAAGGCGATACCGGCGCGCCGCTCTGAGCCTGCGATCGAACGTGCAGCAGCAGCGCCTCGAGCCGGTCCTGCGGGCTCAATTCCGGCTCGACGGGCGCGTCCGGCCTCGCGGGCGGCGGGCCGCCCATCGGTAGAACCGGCTCGTTCTTCGTACCCGCATACGTCGGATCGTTTGCCATGATATTGCTCCTTAATACTTTTCTCGTCGCGCGTGCCGCTATCTGCGACTGGGACACTTTACACGATCACCATGCAAACGACAATCATCAGCCATAACACCGTGGCCGTCATTGCCAGTCACTTGCGATGTCGCCTTATCCTATAAGGATCGTACTTTTCTCGACGCGCATGCCATAGCAGCAGGCCGACCCCGATCAGCGCAAGCGCGATTGAGATGGCCCAGGCCATTATAACACCTTGCTTCTAGGCCGGATCGCCTCCATCAACCACGCAACCGATGCCGATCTTCGTGATCTTTGCATTGTCGTGGCTGAATTGCATCTCAGCCATAGTCTTTCGTGCTTCGATCCAGCATTGTTCCATTGACGACATGGGCTGATGACGCTCGACATCGTGGCCGCCGACCACCATCGTAATGACAAGGGTGATTATGCCACCCATTATGGCAACTCGCCTCCGTGTTCATACCAGTCGGCCCAACCTGTGGTGTAGTGAGGGGCGTATACCTTCCTAGCAGCGTCAATGACTTTTTCACCCACCCACCTACGCATCGCCACGTAGAAAAGCGTTCCCGCATCATCCAATTGGATAAGCCCATCCAATCGTGGCGTCTCAGCCTCGATCTGCTTTTGCATGGCCTATCCATTAGCGCGCGAGGACGGACCACCGTACTTCGGCCCGCTGGATCGAAGACCAGCCGACGCGCCGCCGAGCCCTCGTCGCCCTACCGGCTTAGCGTTTTTTTTTACGGTGCCGCCCGCGGGGAACTTGGGCGTCTGCTCTTCGTTGATGGCGCCGGCGCCACGCTGACCGCTCTTGCCAACGCCGCCGCCCTTGCTGACGGCTCCGACCTTGCCGCGTTTCTGGTTCGTCGGGTGATTGATCTCCGTCGTCGGAACCTCGCCGCGGTCGCGGACGCCGCCCTCGTCCTTGCGGCCCTTGCCATCAAAGGACGCCATCTTCGAGGCCTGGGACGTCGTCTTGTTTAGGATCGCCGGCTTGGCCATGCGGCCCATCTGCTTGCGGCTGATCACCCCGCGGCGGTACATGCTTTCCATCGACTCAGACATTTGATGCTCCCGGTTGATGCCAGCTTGGCACGCTCTTGTTGATGTTCACCGTAATCCAAAAGCCGCGGTTGTCGAGCACCAGCAAGCGGCCGTCGTCAGTCCATCGTGGTAACATGCCAGACGACGGCGGCGTGCGACTCGTCCACTCGGTCATTGCAGCACCCTTCGACGCCTCCGAGCCATCGACTCAGAATTGTTTGCCTCTCGCTACGAAAAAATACGTGTACTCGCCATGCGGTGCATAGTCGAAGTCAAACCACGTAT